TGGTCGGTTCGACACCCCGTTAAAAACAGACGGGCATAAAACGCTCGTTTATTCTATTTACCATGAACAACGATATCCGATTGCATACTCAAACCTACGGTGAAGCTGGAGTGCTCCTGGTTGACGTAGTTATGCCAACAACAAATCTGACGGTGTTGAAATCAGAACGTGACGCACAAATCATCAAAGCATTTAAGGCCACGCAATCCATTCGAAAGACTCAGATAATGCTCAACGACATCTGGTCACGCGAAGTGATCAGGAGGTGCATCACAAAAGCCGGCCTTTATGACGGATGCAAAAGGGACCAAGAACAAGCAAAGAGAGCCATTACTAAAAGAGCCAGACCTACGCGTAGTGTCGCTCAAAGTTTACAAAGAAAAAAGATAAGCGTCTCTTTCCCACTTGAGTCAATGTTCGTTAAAGCCGCGGTAGAATCCCTTGAACAAAACGGCATACATTTTGAAACTGAAGTTAAGGTAAATGGATGCAGCATGCGTGCGGACATAGTCGGCAAAGATTGGGCAATAGAGGCCAAAGTCGCATGTGATTCTCAGAACCTCATGGTTGGCATGGCCCAGGCTATCGTTTATCGAAGGCATCTTGGGAAGCCATATGTTGCTCTTCTACTGCCTGATGATTGCCAGGTTAAGGAGTTTTATTTTTTCGAGTGCCGGCATAACGGCGTGGAAGTGGTTTATCTTTCTCAGCTGATTGATTGGGTAAAAAACAAGGAAAGATGCTGAACCACGTACAAATGGCTGACGCGCTGGGCCTGACCAAGCAACGCGTCGGAGTGCTTGTCCGTGAAGGCATGCCATTGACGAGCGTTGAAGAAGCCGTGGCTTGGCGTCAGTCCAAGGAGGATGCCCGTCGCCGTCCGGCTCCAAAGGCCGAAGTTCAAACCCTGGACGACGGCACGCTGGCGGGCACGATCGCCGAGCATCGTCGTCTGGTGTCGCAGGCGCAGGCCGTCTGGCGTGCGGCGATGGAGGGCGGGGACCCGAACCAGGCGAAATACCAGACCGCCTACAACCAATCGCTGAAGACGCTCGTGAATCTCGAGGAGGAGGCGGAGCGTCGGGCGATTCTGGTGAAGGACTTCATCAAGGCGACGGAGGCCGCGGACGCCATGCGGCAACTTGCGGCTGACGTGGTGAACCGCCTCGACAAGCTGGCGCTGGACGTGGCGGAGCAATGCAACCCGGAGAACCCGGCGAAGGCGGTCAAGACCCTTGAGGCGTGGGTGCGTCGGGTGAAGGCCGACCTGTCCGAGCATGGCGAAGCGTAAGCGCACCAAGCGTCCGCGTAAGCCGATGCCACCGCCGACGAGGGTGACGCCGGACAAGCGTCGCCGCATCCTGGACAAGTTGGCGAAGCTGACGAGGAGGCTCGGGCTGTATGACTAAGGCGGAGTTGCTGGCCTTGGGCCGCGAGGTGCTGCGTCCGTCCGACGACGGGGACGTGGTGCGCTGGCTGGAGACGAACGTGACGGCCATCCCTGACTCGCCTCTGCCCGGGCCGTTCAGGTCGGACCGCACGCCGTGGATCGCGGAGGCTTTGCGTCTGGCCGCAGACCCCGAGGTGCGTCTGCTCACGGTGCTTGCCAGCATCCAGTCGGGCAAGTCGCTCTTCGCCCGTCTGCTGACGTGCCACATCGCGGCGAACGCCAGCGGCCCGACGATGGTGCTCCAGGCGAACGACCCCGAGGCCAAGGACTTCGCCCTGCGCTACCTGCGCCCGCTGTGGCGTCATTGTCCGCCGGTGCAGTCGCGGCTGAAGGGCGACGACATGGAGCGGTCGACGACTGCGGACTTTGACCGCATGACGCTCTACTGCCGCGGGGCCTGGAACGAGTCGAACCTTCAGCGGCTGTCCTTGCGCTACGTCATCGGGGACGAGTGCTGGCTGTGGCCTTCGGGTCACTTGGCGGAGGCGTCGGCACGCGTGACGGCGTTCGGCTGGATGGGGAAGCGCATCTTCATGTCGCAGGGCGGTCTGGCGGGGTCGGAGTTCCATCAGCTGCACGACTCGACGGACTGCCGGGACTGGAACTTCAAATGCCCGAAGTGCGGGACGTTGCAGCCTTGGGTCTGGGAGCAGATCAGATTCCCCGAGGACGCTAAGGCCAGCGGTTCATGGAACCTTGAGCAAGTGAGCAAGGGCACGACGTACGAGTGCGCGTCATGCCTGACACGTCTGCCGGACAACAACGCGACCCGCTACGAGGCGAACGCAGGCGGGGCTTTCATCGCGACGAAGCCTGCGAGCAACAGCGGGCACGTCGGCCTGCATTGGAACAGCCTTGCGACGATGTCCTGGGGCGAGCTCGGGGTGCTGATGCTCAAGGCCAAGGAGGCCGCGGACGTCTTCGGCGACGAGGAGCCGCGGCGCATCTTCAAGCAGAAGCGGCTTGCGATGGCATGGGCTGAGGAAGGCGGGGCCATCGTGAAACTTGCGGAGGCGTCGCCCTACAAGATGGCGGACGAGTGGGAGCACGAGGCTCGGATCACGGCGGCCCGGGCGAAGGTGGTCGAGCAGGCGGAGGCCAAGGCCGGGGACCTGCCTTTCCGCACGGCCGGCATCGACGTTCAGCGCGGTCACTTCTTCATGGTCATCCGCTCGTGGGCGAAGACCGGGCACAGCCGCCTGCGCTGGTTCGGCAAGGTCGAGACGTGGCAGCAGTTGGACGATTTGCTCCGTCAGCACGCCGTGCACAAGGCGCTCGTGATGATAGACTCGGGAGACCAGACTGACATAATCTACCGCGAGGGCGGAGCCAAGCGCGGGTGGAAGTGCACGAAGGGCTCGGGCAACCTGGACTTCACGGTGAAGGACAAGAACGGCGGGGTTGCCAAGCGCTTCTTTTCCGAGAAGCAGCAGGTGATGGTTCCCGGCTTCCCGACCCGGGCGCAGCTCATCGTCTTCTCCAACCTCGTGGCAAAGGACATCCTTAACGGCCTTCGGGTGAAGCGGCTGCACACGTACGCTGAGGACGCCCCGCCGGAGTACGTCGACCAACTGAACGCGGAGATCAGGGTGGTGGACCGCAAGACGGGGAAGCCCGCCTGGGTGCTTCCCGCCGGCCGGAAGGGCGACAACCACGCCCTGGACTGCGAGGTCCTTGCCATGCTTTGCGCGATTCGCTGGGGCATCGTGGGCAAGGAGGCGTCGGCGGCTGGGGATTTGACTTCTGGCGATACGGCCCCAGAGTCTACCCCGTGACGGCTCCCGTGGCGTCGTTGTTGGAAAAATACGGGCATGGAACCGGGGGCCGTCACTCCTTGCCATTTGTCCCAAGTTAAATGGCTTCGGGCATCTTCATCGGTCTGACTGAGTGCGAACTTCTGGACATCAAGGCCAAGGCGGTGGCCATGATCACGGAGGGCAAGACGCTGATGTCATACTCTGACAGCGGTTCGTCGGCGTCCAAGCAGTTCGCGATGCCGCCCAAGGAGATGCTTTCGGAGGCGATGTTCGCCCTGAGCCGCCTTGACCCTGCGACCTACGGCCAGCGCCGGACGGTCATCACGAACTCCTGGCAGAACCGTCAGGACTGACTTTATGGCCCCCCGACGCAAGACGACCTCACGCAAGAAGAAGGAGGCGGGCAACGGAACGCTGCCCAAGCCGAAGGCCGGGTACGGCGACTGGCAGAGCGTCGGCGCCACGCATCAGCGTCGCATCATCTTCGGGGCTGCTCCGCAGGACCTGCGCCGCGACCTGAAGCCTTACGACCGTCTGGCGATGGTGAAGAAGTGCCGCTGGGCTGAGCGCAACAGCGGGCTGTTCCGTCAGATCGTCGGGGACATGGTGCTTTACAGCGTCGGCCCGGACGGCATCCGTCCGCAGTCGCACGCCGAGGACCCGGAGAAGGCGAAGCGCTACGAGGAATACTTCCACGAGAAGACGAAGCGCCTGGACGTCACGAACCGCTTTTCCTTCTACCAGTGCCAGTCCGTCCTTCTGCGGGCGATGGTGCGTGACGGTGACGCCTTCGCGGCCAAGGTGCGGAACGCCGGGGGCCAGCCCCGCGTGCAGCTCATCGAGGCGCACCGCGTGGCCGACGACCCGAACGTCGAGCCGCCTTCCGGCCAATGGGACGGGGTCGGATTCGGACCTTTCGGCGAGTTGCGTTACTACAACGTGATTCGGTCGGACGGCTCCAGCCGCCAGATCCTCGCAAACGCCATGATGCACATCGTGGACCACGAGTACGCCAGCGGAGCCCGCGGCGTGCCGATGCTCCAGCACAGCGTCTCGACGATTCAAGATGAGATGGAGCTGCTCCAGCTGGAACTGAGGGCGGCGAAGGACAACTCGGACGTGACCCGCGTCATCAAGAAGGCGGGCGGCACGGTGGACGGCGACATGGCTTTCGAGTTGGGCGCCAGCACCAACGCTTCCTTTGACAACCTGTCTTCGCAGATGGGCGGCAAGATTATCGCGCTCGAGCCCGGGGAGGACTTCCAGTCGTTCAACTCCAACCGCCCGAACCCGACATTCACCGGCTTCCTCGCGGCGCTCGAGCGTGACATCGCCCAGGGCATCCTTCCTTACGAGTTTGTCGGCGACAGCTCCAAGATCGGCGGGGCGTCCGTCCGTCTCATAACGGCGAAGGCGGCCCGCGTCTTTGGCAAGTACCAGACTGTGCTCATCGACTCCTTCTGCATCCCGACCTGGGGCTACATCATCGGGGACGGCATCGCCAAGGGCGAGATTCCCGACGACCCGAAGTGGAACATCACGTCCTGGACGACGCCGAAGAGCGTCACGGTGGACGCGGGCCGCGAAGCCGCGCAGGACCGTGCGGACGTGGAACTCGGCCTCATGTCCATGTCGGAACTCTACTCGCAGCGCGGCCTCGACTTCCGCACCGAGATGGAGAAGCGGGCGCAGGACATGAAGTACATCGCCGCCCTGGCGGAGAAGTACGGCCTGCCCATCGAACTGCTCTACAAGCCCACGGGCGTCCAGCCCGGTGCGCTCAACGTCACCCCTTCCGAACCTACTCCCGATGCGCTTCCTGAATAACGGCCTCAAGGGCCGCGAGTCCCTTCTCATCGACCCTGCCAAGGCGCAGGACTTCGCCGCCGTGGCTGAGAAGTTCGGCTTCTCGGACATGATCTCCAAGCTGCTCGGGGCCCGCCCTGAAGCCTACGTCATGGACGGGGTCGGGGTCATCCCCATCAGCGGCGTCATCGGCAAGGGTCTTTCGCCCCTTGAGAAGATGGTCGGCGCGGTGGACGTGGACGACATCGCCGACGCCATCGACGTCTTCGAGGAGGACCCGAACGTGAGCCGCATCGCCTTCCATGTGTCATCCCCTGGCGGGACGGTCACGGGAGTCGAGGAGCTGGCGAAGAAGATCCGCGGCATCAGCGTCCCGACGATGGCCTACACGGACACCGAGATGGCGTCCGCCGCCTACTGGCTCGGCTCGCAGGCCGACCACGTCATCGCCTCGCCGTCCTCGACGGTCGGCAGCGTCGGGGTCTACCTCGTGGTGCCTGACTTCTCGGAAGCCTACAAGCAGGCGGGCGTTGACATGAAGGTCATCAAGGCCGGCAAGTTCAAGGCCGCCGGGCTTGAGGGCACGTCCCTCTCGGAAGAGCAGGTGAAGAACTTGCAGGAAGGCGTGGACGAAATCCACGCTGACTTCCGCAACGCCGTGCGCTCGGTGCGTTCCCGCGTCAAGGACGAGGACATGGAGGGGCAAGTCTTCTCCGGCAGGCAGGCCGCCGCCCGAGGCATGGTCACGGGTCTGGCCGATTCCTTCCGCGAGGCCCTGGCCAAGTTCTGACACTTGCCAATGTCGCAAAGAATAAGATGACCCTCGAAGAGCAGCTTGCCAAGATTGAAGCCGAAGCCGCGTCCGTCCTCGCCGAGCGCGACGACCTGCGTGCCACCGTCGAGAAGCTGACGG